ACGATGTATCAAAGTTGTAGATGCCCTCGCTGTCCACAATAATGCGTGAGGTAGTCGTACCAATCGACACGCCGTTACTTAGGTCAGTGCTGTTAAACGTGATGGCCTTGGCTGTGTTGATGACTGTCGCTGTCTGGGTGGTGGTGTCATAAAACGACCCATATCTTGCTCGTTTGAACTCCCGTGGGGGTGGGGTCATCTGCAAACCCTCAACGGCTTTATTTAGCTTGTCCACCAATGCCAAAGCCTGATTTGCTTTATTTTCTGCCAATGCACAGTTGACCGCCAACTCTTGAGCAATATACGCAAGTTGCGCCAAAGCCTCATTTGCTGTGGCCTGCGCTGTGCCTGCGGAAATATTCACCTCATTGACCACATCAGGCGCAATCGCATCAACAGTCGAAAACAATAATTCAAACTGCCTGATTTGCTGTTGGTCAGTCAGGAATGTAGCAAGCTGGTCACGGGTCAGGTTCAGCTTGCGGGAAACTGGTGCGGTTGCCATCAGTACGCCAATGCTTCAATCTGCGCCTCTAAGCGCACATAAGACACATGAGCATCACTGTCGCCACGGAAACGCTGGATGCGCCAGTTCCTCATGTGACCCTGCTGAAACCAAGCCAAACGCTTTCTCGTGTTACCAATTGTGCCGACTGCAATGAACTTGTCTTGGCTGAATGAACGACCATCCACCGAATAACTGGTGCTGATAAAAGGATTTGTGCCAAGCGCAACGCTACCCGTCAGGCTGACCAGCTCCAACTCATTAAATATCGCCCCATTGCTTTCGTTGTAGACAATCAGTGTGCCGAACTCCCAGCGCACACGTTCACCCCAGTGGTGTCCAGTATCTTGCACAAAATAGCCGATATTGCTGGTCTGCGGGTCTCCCACCATCCACTTGTCGTATACCCAAACCATGTTTCTGGCTCGGTATTGTGCAAACCCGACCAATGCCGTTGTCAGGGTAAACCATACTGGCGTTTGCATTGCGGCAGATGCCTGAGAATCAAAAACAATCGTGCGGTCTGGCAAGTGAACATAAAGATGCTGGTGATTCTTGTCGTTTCTTGCCTCCAGCTTGACCAAAGCCAATTGCGCCTCGGTGTACTCCAGCAATAGAGTGTCAATTTCCTGTGTGCTGATTTTTTCAGTCACGGCGGCTGCGCCCACATAAATGCCTGGGGCTTCATTCCTTGCACTGCCCAAAAAAGCAATGCGGTCAATAAACACACAGCACCCTTGAGTGCCAATCACGCCCTTTTGTATCTGTGCACCATCAATTCGTGCGAATGGGAATAACTCCCCACCCACGTTATCAAATACCTCAATCGTGTTGCGGTTCAGCGCATAGACCTCGTTCCGCAGCTTCAGCAAAGCCACCACAGGGTCAGGGTCAACCTCTGAACTTCCGTATTTCAGTGGGTTAACTTGGGTCGGGTCTGATAACTCGGTGACTATCAAAAACTCGCCATCCGTGGTCATAAAGTACCCATCCACCCACACCACATCAAGCACCACGCCCAAGTCAGGGTCTGTGACTTGGGTCAGGGTCGAGCCATCCCAATAATACAATCGCCCACCCGATGCAATCGCCAGTTGGTCAAAGCTGTAATCAAACGTCACCAGTTGATCGGTTGGGCCACCTACGTCACCCAATGTAGTCACTGAACCAGCACTGCTAATCAGAACCAGTTTTGTACCCATCACCCGATACAAACTACCTTGCCAGTTCACGCCACCACGGTCAATGCCTGGCCCTGTGCCGTTGGACACAATGCCATCGCCTGGTCGCAAAAACTCACTGCTAATGCCTGACTGCTTTGGCACAGGCACAAGATTGACTGGATATGCTGTACGCAGTTCAGGCGTGTTATCGGAAAATATCCCCGACAAAATAGGTATTTGCATTACCACTTCACCTTATCAGCCCAATATGCGGCACTCATTTTGCCCTTGGCAATGTTTGCAGAATGGCGAGACTTGAATGATTCACGCCTCGCTTTGTCGGCTTTAGATTCACCCTCACGCATTGGTGACCCAGACACGCCCTGTTGACCAAAACGAATCAGCTTAACTTCATCACCAGCTTTTGCCACAACGACATGGCTTTTGGTTGGGTGACTTGGGGTGCGCTTGGGTTTGTTGAAACCCTCAACGCCAGCACGGGTTAGCCTTGGGTCTTTCATCTGAAGCCCTTAATCTTTTCGGCAATCTTTTTAGGCTGCTTGGCAAACTGCTTGCCTGCCTTAGTAGCCTCACGCTTTGCCCGTGTGGTTGCCGCATACTCAGCCGCTGTCAGTGACCTGATGGCCTTCTCAGGCAGATACCGTTCGCCAGTCTCAGACGATGGCTTTCCCGACTTGGTGCGCCATTTCTGCGCCCCCCAGTCTTTGAGGCTTTTTTGTGTGGCTTTCATTTATAACCGCCACCTTTTTCTTTGTACTTCTTTGCCAACAGTTGGGCTTTGCGAGCCGACCATTCACCAGCCGCAGTCCCTTGCACAGCCGAACCTTTGATTTCCTCAAAGAGACGCTTACGCATGGTTGGCTTCGTGTAGTTGCCAGCCGCATTAACAGAGGACTTGGGCTTGGTTGCCATTAAGCGACTACCGCACCACGGAATCCAACAACCCACCAATCTGTGCCAGCAAACTGGAGGGTTACAGAATCGCCAACATTATTGAAAGTAATTGTTGTTCCGCTGCCAAGGTTGGTTGGGGTCAAAACACCCGTATCACCACCAGCGGCTTCTGCAACATAAATAACTGTCTTCAGTTGGCCTTGTGCGCCATCTGCAAGTGTCAACGCATTACCCGCAGCAGTTGAGGTAAATGCCGTGGCAAGACTTGTGATATTTACTACGCCTGCGCCACTCAATGACTGAACTGCCCCTGATGCACCAGTACCACCATTTGCAACTGGTAACGCACCAGTCACGCCAGTCGTAAGCGGCAATCCAGTGCAGTTGGTTAATGCCCCAGAGGTCGGCGTACCAAGAAGCGGGGTTATCAATGTGGGCGTGTTGGCGAATACTGCCGCGCCTGAGCCTGTTTCATCAGTCAGTGCTGCCGCCAAGTTTGCGCTTGATGGCGTTGTCAAAAATGTTGCCACATTTGAACCAAGACCAGATACACCAGTTGCAATTGGTAAAGCCGTGCAGTTGCTCAAATTTCCTGATGTTGGCGTACCAAGAATCGGGGTTACAAAAGTTGGGCTGGTATTAAATACCAACAAGCCAGTGCCTGTCTCATCGGTCATTGCTGCCCGTAGGTTGGCACTAGATGGCACAGCCAAGAAAGCCTGCACATTTGCGCCATAAACCGCATCAGCATTGATCTGATACCAAGAATTTGTTGGCTGATAGAACCGAATGGCTGTGGCAGTCCCTGCGCCCAAGAACGATACCCCGCCATAAAGTGCAGTCGCACCATTCAACGCAATCGTCAGCGATGTAATTTCTTGGGTGGTGGTAATCAGCACCGTAGTGCCATCAGGCACACCAGTGTTTAAGGGTAAGGTAATCGTGCCCGTTGCCAGCGTTCCAGCGGGTTGCAACAGCATCCATTGGTCATTGCTGACTGGGGTTGGCACGGTGATGTTGAAACCAGAGCCAGGCACATACAGATTCACCGCCAGCGTGGGCGATGCAAATGTCTGCTGGAAAAACGTCAACAGATTGCCAACGGACAAACGTCTTGCATCCCCATTGTTGGGCGAGTAGACGGGTAACTGGTCTCCGCTTGAAACAGTGCTGAGTACGGGTAACTGATTGATTTGTGGCATGACTGTCCTTAATAGTATTCGAGAGGCCCATCAGGGCCAGCAGTGACTGGGTTGGCTGGTGGTCTGATAAACGGGTTATCGTAGACCCTCCAAGGCTTGTTACCAGCTCCAGCAGGCATTGTTGCAGGCAGTTGTTGTTCAAGCGGGAATGTGGCTCTTTGCAACAGGATGTCGTAACCCTGCTTTGCCGTGGTTTTGGTCTCAATCATTACGGTCTTGCCGTAACTTGGCGCCAGCCTGATACCGAGACTGCAAATAATTGCTTCATAAGCTGAGTCAGGTACAAGGGTTTCCTCGTCCAAGTCGCTGTCCTGTGGGCTGGATGGCAAAGGATAACCCAAGCGGATGCCCTTGGCGTTCCAGTCTGCCATCATTGCATCAAGGCGGCGCAGGGCGGATTGCAACTGCTCTGGTTGCAAGTCAAAGACGTAAGACGCAAGCCCAATTTCCTCAAAGGCGGCACTTACAAACTGGCGTTTTGTGTAAGACATGCTGATTCCTCAATGTGTTTCAGAAGTGTCGCATCTGACCAGCGTTTGTCAACCTTTAAGCCCATCAACTCTGCCTGTTGCAACATTTCCTCACGGGTTGGTGCGGTGTCCTCAACAGAAGTTTCCTCAACAGGTGTTTCAACAACTTCAGGCGTTTCGATAATTTCAGGCATCCGCTTGCCAATAGGCGATGGGCGAATCTGTTTTGTTGCTTTGCGCTCTGCGGCCTGAGACTTTTTCAGCTTGCGCTTTTGCAGCCGCAACTCCTTCCACGGGGAAAGAGTCTTGGTCTTGACGATTGCGGCTGACTTGATCATTTCTTTTTCATTGGTGCTTTGCTAGGCTTGCCAGCGGCTTTTGCCGACTTGCTTGCCATGCCAAGTGCCATTGCAACGGCTTGCTTTTGGGGCTTGCCTGATTTCATTTCCATCGCAATATTTTTGCCGATGGTCTTTTTGGAATAACCTTGTTTCATTGGCATTTCGATCTCCATGTAAAACAGGCCAACATCTCTGCTGGCCTGTCTGGGTTTAACCGCCGATACGGTAGACGACAAAGGTATCAGCCGCAGTCTTACGGCAACGGAAACGAGCAGCAGCACCACTCGTAGCCGCAGTCGCAGCCGCACCCACAATGGTCACGCCAGTATTGACCGTGAGGGTCAAAGCAAATGCGGCCAAAGTGATGACGCTGAAGTCAAACGAATCACCAATAGCCCACTCAGTTGCCAAGTCAAGGTTTGCACCTGTT